ATGCAAATCAATTACGTGTTTCAGGTTTATTTGCGTCTGCTAATGGTTATAATGGTGGTCAAGGTAGCGTGGGGGATAGTAATATCATACCATGTGAATATATTACATCTAGTATAGACTTTTCACCCTATACCAATCAATATGCTGTGAGTGTTGTTGGGTTAAATTATGCACAATGGGTATTAACAAATGGTGGTTATGTCTTTGCAACTGGTAACAACACCAATGGTATATTAGGATTCAACACAACCACTGAACCAATTTGGGGTCAAACTCATTACCCGTATTGGGCTCAAATACCTCTTTCTTCTTTTAATAACAACCCGGTATCTCAACTAATAACATCTACAGGCAATGTAGATGGAAATGATAACAATGGATCTATATTTGCTATTACGACAGCTGGTGAACTTTACGGTTGGGGATATAATGATGTTGGTCAGTTAGGATTAAGCAATGTCGGTAACACTAACTATCAACCTGATTCTCGTTCTGGAAGTAGTAATGGAAATAATTTTAGATGGCCCGTACAAATTGCACCAACTGCAGCTGTTGGTGCAAATGGTTCATTAAATGGAAAAAATATTAAATTTGTTGCATCTGCTGGTAAAAATGATAATGGTTACACATTTGTTATTGCTACAGATAATACCGTGCATTCAACCGGTTATAATAACTACGGTCAACTTGGTCTTGGTAATACGACAACAAGATATCAATTTAATTCAGTTGGGATGACTGCTGATTCCATTACAGTTGGTGGTTGGGGATATTGTACTTATCTTCTCTCCGGTGGTCAAGTTTGGGCAGCTGGTTGGAATACATTTGGTTGTTTAGGAGACGGTACAACCACAAACCGTAGTTCATTTGTACTAGTTTTATCGGGAGTTGGAGCTCCAATCGGTGGTATAAGTCGTGTTATTTCCGGTGGTAATTACAACGGTTATAACAATGTTTATTTTCTTACATCAAATAAACAGCTATTTGCTTGTGGTTATAATGGATATGGTCAATTGGGTACAGGAGATCAAACAAACAGGTCCTATGCAACACTCGTTGCTACAGGTGTTGATCAAATTAAAACAGGTAGTTATGGTTCAAATACATTCGCAGCTATACTCACCGGCAATTCAATTTTTACCACCGGGTATTTAGGTGATGGTACCATAGGAGGTATTGGTAATCGTACTACATATACTCAAGTAGGTTGGAGAAAAACATTACAACCTCAAGGAACGTTATGGTCTAAATTTGATTTTTCTCAACACGCGTTCAACAATGGAGCCTGGAGAACCACAGTAATGGCTGTTGATACAAATAATAACCTATGGACGTGGGGTGACAACACATATGGTACAGCTGGTTATGATAATTATGCATACGCTGATGCTGCTTTGTCAAATCCCGTACCACGTCGTGCTTACATACAAAATTAAGCAAACAACCCCATATCATATTCCACAGTAACATCGTGTTTCATACTATGAAACCGTTCATCGATATACTTTTGTAGTGCAACAGGCTTAACCCAATCTACTTCTTCAATATCTTTACCCCATTCCTCACACTTCTTATCAATAAAGTCAATTGCTTCAATTAAGCACATCCATCGAGAGTACTGATCGATCGACATATTGACTTTGCTATCTTTAGTATTAACTGTAACGTAACGTTTTGGTTTATTTTTCATAAACCAATTATATTATATTTCCTCTGAAATATCTAGTTCTTTTATTTTTTCTAGAGTGTTTTGTATATCTATAATTTTTGTAACAATTATAGGGGTAAGAGTTACATCAACTTTAATTTGTTGTTGGCATTGTGCACACTCAAAGATATTATCATTACCAACATAAACAATTTCTTCAAATACATTTTTACCGCAAGGACAATCAAATTTTACAAGGTTGCGTGAAAGAATATCTAACCGTTCGTTTAAGATGCGTTCTTGCTCATTATTTGTTTGTCTAATTTTGTAATCATTATAGAACCAATTACCAATAAGCTGCACAATGAGTGCTAGTAAACAGCTTTGTATAAATCCTAAAATAGGTGCAAGTGCAAACCCCACACCAATGCTTATTAAAGCAGTGATAACAACACTAATAATTATCTTACGTACCATCTTATAATTTAAGATCATAAATCGAATTATTCAACTCCAAAAGGGAGTCAATAATACCAGATATCTGGTCTATTTGATGGTCGATGCGTTTTGTCTTAAATGAATCGCTTGTACTCGCAGCTTGTAAAATATCTCTCATTTCAAACAAATCTGTTAAAATGTTACCAAGTCTTTGTGGAAAAGAATTAATCTCATAAGGTAATTCAGGTGGTGCCTGAGCAGCTTCTTCTTGATCTTGTTTAATAATATCGTATACTGCAGAATAATCATTACCACCAGCTGGTGTTGGAGCTTGACCTACGCTTATTGGATTTCCTGTGTTTTTCATTAAATATATTTATCATCTTTGAATAAATAATATTATGAGTAAATTCGGTAAAAAGTTTTTAACATTTTTAGAACAAGACGAACAGACCCCTGATGAAGCAGCAATGGCTGCAACACTTGAGGGTGATGTTGCTCCAGCTGACTTAGGTGCAGATGTTGATGCACAAGCTGCTACTGCAGTAGCACAGCAACAGCAACAAATGGTTCAAACAATCCAGAGTTGGATTACAAAGCTTGATGAGTTTGTAAAGTATCTTAACTCACCAACCGGTGATTCAATCCAGATGACTCTTAAAAATGCTATTCCTGATACAATTCTTGATAAGATTAGATCCACTGAAACAAAGAAAATTGCTCGTTCTGCAATGGATTTAGCAGCTCTTTCACAGGTATTACAAGGTTATCTTGCTACTGCACGTGATCCGAAGTATAAGAACGTTTGATTTAGACTTTCACATCATTTACCAGATAAAGGCGCATAACTACTATGCGCCTTTATTATTTGCGAAAGTAATACCATCCCTTGCAAATGTGTATAGCTATTTGAAATGATAAATTCTGGAGTTATTTCATCCAAACTATACTTCATACAAATGTCATTAAAGTCTTTCAACTCTCTACCATATTTTTCTGGCCAGATAAAGACTCGTTCACCTTGTTCTAACAGCTTTCTCGTTTTCACTAATGATGTTTTATCAATCCATTGAGAATCTAACACCCAAATATGATTCATCAATGCGTATCGTTTGAGTTGTTGCTGTTGTAATGGTGTGAAATTATGATTACCTTTTGAAATACCTGCGACTGCTAGTCCATTTTTGGTGAACATAGCATTAATAGGTCCTTCAAACAAAAACAAATAGTTTAGATCTGTATCTATATTGTTAATACCATAAAGAGCTTTGTCGCTCCCTATTTTAGACATGTACTTTGGTTTAGATCTAAGATCTTGTTGTAAAACCGTTCTTGTTTGGTAAAACACAATCTCATTCCTCTCATCAACAAATGGAATAACTAGACGATTCTTATGCGTTTTATCTTTCAAAGAAATATACAACGACTTTGGTCTATTTACAGCTGTAAATAACCGACGATCCTTCATTAGTTCAATACATTCTTTTACAACTTTATCATCTTTATAAAAAGATAATTGCTGCATATCAAATAAATTGATACTATCATTAGGTAGTGTGGATGCTACGTACTCTTTTTTAATTTCTACGTCTTTAAATGATACTTCTTTACTGTAATCAAACTTTGAAACTTCGTTTAATATTTGTTGATCATCTAAACCTGAAACTTTTTTAATCCAGTTATATGGAGTTGAGCTCCAACCACAGTTATGACAGAATATATTGTTGTTCTTCGGTATAAAGAAACAACGACGTTTTAATCCAAGTGATTTACCCTCTCTGCAAATAGGACAACCACACTGATATGTTTTGTTATACCTATTATGCTTCGGTTGGTAACCAAATGTATAGAACTTTTCTATGATATACTCTTCAGGTAAGATCATTTTAACAAATTCAATATATACCCATTAAAGTCTTTTCCAAAACAAAATGCATTATACCATTTACTTTCGTTTGAAAGAACAGAACTCAAGTTCATTTCTTCGCAATGTTGTTTAAACAGCTTGAAATTATGAGGTTGTTCAATTTCAAGCTGTTCTTTATACCAGCTCAATTCATCTGTAGATGAAGAATATTTGTCTAATCGAAAAAGTTCATAATTGCGTTTAAACTGATTATTCTGCTCATCAGTTGTGCTATATTTACCATTGAAATACTTTTCGATAGCTTTAGAACCCATTCCAGTTACACCTGGAACGTTATCAGACTTATCACCTCTAAAGCATTTATCAATTAAAAACCGAGTTAAAGGAACTTTAACGATTTCTTCAAAGTTTTTAACGTTAACTTCACGTTTGCGAATAGGGTCATACACCTTTACATGCTCATTAATGCATTGGTACATGTCTCGATCAACTGTAACGATAACCTTTTTACCTGGCATTTCTTTCGATAAGAAAGCCATACAGTCATCAGCTTCCAAACGTAACGGAAAGAAGTTCTTTACACCGAGAGAATCAAGAAGTTTCTTAATATAAGAGTTTTTTGCATGAACTTCAGCACTATATACCTTATCTCGGTTGCCTTTGTAGTCAGCAAACTGCTCTTTACGTTCGTTAGTGTTGTTTTCGTGTTTTTCATCCCAGCAGCAAAAAATCTTATCAGGTTTATACTTCTCTACATATGATTTAATCGCATTGATAAACATAAACACATGCAAAAAGCTATTTTCTTGCGTTTTTGTTTGATTAGCTACCCAGTAACAGCGGTGCACTAGGTTATTACCATCTATAATAAGAGTTGTCATACCCTTATTATAGATGATTTCCTTAAACAATCAAGCTAAAAGTTGTTGTACAGGCTTGCCTTTATCTGCGATCTTGAATGGTCTACCTTCTGGTGAGATTACAATCTCTTCAACAGGTAATCCCGCAGCAGCAGCGATAGTAGCATTAAAATCAGCTGGGCTTACAGGTGATTCAACTGCTTTCATACCTTTTTCATCAGATTTACCATATACTTGACCACCTTTGATACCTGCACCAATGAGAACACCGCTAAATGCACCTGGGTGGTGGTCTCTACCGTTGTTAATATTGATATTTGGCGTTCTACCAAAGTCTGTTGCAATTACGATAAGAGTTTTCTCAAGAAGACCAGAAGATTTAAGATCTTCAATAAGGGTATTGACAGCTTGATCGAGAATCTTAAGTTTATTTTCAAGAGCTTCGAAGTTATTCACGTGAGTATCCCAACCACCATCTGTTACTTCAATAAACTTACAACCACCTTCTTGGATAAGACGTTTTGCTAAGCAAACACCTTGACCAAAACGGTTATTACCATATTTTTCTCTTGTTGCTTGATCTACCTTAGAAAGATCGAACACATCAAGATCTTTTGAGTTAAGAAGACGAATAGTTTGATCATAAAACTCAGCGTATGACTTTTGAGCTGGGTTAATAATCTTATTTGCATCTCTTTCAAGCTTATCCAAGATCGCAACTCTCTTAGAGAACTCAGCAGCATCTTTAAGCTTGGTATTATCAAGACCTCTCATTGGATCTGTAACTGGAATTGGAGAATATTTCTTTGGCATCCAACCAGAACCAGGATGATCTGCACCACCACCAATTAAAACGTTTTGTGGGATGACTTTTGGTTTGTTATCTTCAGTAAAATGACACATCCAAGCTCCCATATTAGGGTGAATAATTGTACCAATCTTCTTGAATGATGTTCTTTGCAAATACTGCGCACCTGCATGATCTCCCGTTGTAACCATCATAGAACGAACAACTGCCATCTTATCACCATGCTTAGCCATTAAAGGTAAGTGTTCAGAAATGTGATAATCTGCATTTGTAGCAATAGAATTGAATTCACCTTTAACTTCAGCATTAGTTTTTGGATCGAAAGTATCCAAATGGCTCATACCACCATTCATAAACAGATAAATGATATGTTCTGCTTTTTTGCTAGCTGGTGCAGCTATAACATGTGGTAGAACGGTTACACCCAACCCAGTAGACGCTAGGTTAAGTACAAAATTACGGCGGGTTAGTGTATTCATATTATTATTTATTAAATTTAAATTCAGAACTATTGATAAGTGCCCAGATGATGTCATCATCTTGCACACCAACAAACGTGGCTTTTTCATCCATTGTTGGTTTTCTTGATAAAACAGACTTGAAAATAATCTCAATAGTATCACCTGGAGGTTTACCAGCAATGTTTTTAGCGAGATATGTATCTTTATTAACAGCTACCTCAGCTAGTTGGCCATTCATGAACGAAATCACCTGTGTAACAGAACCTTCTCTTGAAGATGTATCAATAAGTTCACGATCACCACGGCCAAGTTGTTCTAGAATTGTATTAACAGGGCTGTTATCATTTACTTCAGATGCTCTAACTAGTGGGTAATTACGATATTTCGGTGCTGTTTCATATTTTGAACGCATAATCTTTTGATATTCTTCGTTCTTTGCTTTCAAACGATCAATAGTAAGATCTTCAATGGTATATCTCATTACCTTAACATATTCGTCTTGGAATGTAAGTTTAAATGAATCAGGTCTATCAACTGCAACAGCCATAACTGAATCCCACATTTGTTCTGCTGTTAATCTTTGTTTAACGGGTCCAATAAACACAAACTTTTCAGAGTTAGAATATGCTCCATCGTAAAGTTCACGTTGGAAAAGCTTTGTATTGAGAAGCACAAAAAGGAATTGTCTATTATCATACCCAACACTTACCATAATTTTAGCAAGGGTGTTCATAAGCTCACCATTTAGCTTTTCACTATCATGGATATTATCATAATCATCAATAATATGTTTACCAAACACCCATTTCCAGTAGCGATTGACAATATTTTTAGTAAATGTTGGGTGTTCTGGGTTAACTAACCAGCTAACCACATCTTGTCTCATATCATCTTTGTTTTTAATTTGAGCTTTACCTGTGAGCACTGCAGGTTCCACAACATCATTTGGTTTTGCATCTTTATAATTGTAATCATGTGGTAATTTTAATTGTCTACCACCATCAATTTCAAGATTTGCACGCATTGCTGCTACAAAGTTATTAATTGTATTGTTCAATCCACGATTTTTCATTGGATCAGCTTTAATCAAAGCATCTACTTCATCTCTCAAAGCTTTTTGACGAGCTGCAACAGCTGGATCTTTATCTTTACCACGACCTCTAAGTTCCACCTGATTAAACATAGCGGCCATCTTATAGAACTGCATTTGAGTAAAGTCTTGGAATGGGTCGTCGTGACATTGTGCACAACCAATATCAGTACCCATGAATACTTTACCAGTAGCAATAAGATTATCTAAAGGCATTCCTAAATCACGATAGAAATACCCAGTAGCTGGGTTATCATAATATGAACCGGTTGATGTTAATAGCTCTGTTACAAATTTATTATATGGTTTATTTGCTGCAATTGAATCTTTAATATAATCAATATAAGGACCACCAGAAAAGTTATTGATATTGCTTAATCTATCTCTTAATCTTAAAGATTCAGCCCAGAAATTGAACATATGTGAAATATGACCTGGGTGTTTCAATAAAAACTGGATTAATCCTTGTCTTTTGTTTGGGTCATTTACCTTACTAAACATTTCATACTCTTCATATGTAGGATTACGGCCAACAATAGTAAGATATGCTCTCCGAACGAACGTATCATCGTTAATTCGATTCAAAGGTGTAATGTTTATAGCGGTATATTGCTTTTCTAACACTGAATCTATCCAACCACTATAATTATTGAGTTGCTCGACAGTAGCAGCAACAGCAGTTACCGCAAACATTAGGATAAAAAATAACGTTTTCATATGAACCTATATTATTTAATTATTTTTTGTGTATTTTGTTATACATGTACTGTGCGTGTAGTATTTTATACACGTTTTCTGGTATAGTATCAACTATATCTAGTATTTCATTTTCAATACCAAATTTAAACTTATCTTTAGGTATTAATCTGTTAATATTTTTAGGAACTGAAATAAACCCATAGTCTTCTGCAACGTTTTCAATCCAAATGAGCATTTCACCTAGGTAAGTACCACGAGTTACCGCGTATGCTTTATATTTCTCTGGAGCCATAACATTAATCAAGTTCACCCATCAAACCATCTTGAGTTTTCAACATGTTGATTGTAAAAAACTTCTGCAATAAGGTTTGTAATGCATCTTTTTCCATAAGATTATTTGATTTTGTAATAGCTACCGGTGAACCTTCACCGGTAAACCCTATAATCATAAAACAGTTTAAGAATTCACTAATAGTATTTACTAATGCAGTATTAACATCTTCAACATTACGGCGTGCTACAATATGTTGTGTACGCTGTTGAATTAATTCACTAATTAAATGTTGGATATTGACAGCATCCTGTTCATCAATAACACTATCAGGTTTAGATTGATTTGGTGAAGTTTTTTTTAGTGATGATTTTTTAGTCTTTTTTGGTTTTTCATCACTCATATAACTATTTAGTCTTAAAGAACGGGTTTGTTTCATCACGTTGAGATACTCCATTGTTCAATAAATGTTCAACAATAATTTCAATCGAATGAGTTTTAATGAAAAAGTTTTTAGCAAATCTATTACCACCGTCGTCAAATTCAAACATAACTTCGTTCAAATTATTTTTATTCTGATAACAAGTAATATAAATTGACATATTACCAGGGTCAACTAGCACAGTCCATTTACGAGGATCAATTACACTATACTTTTGAAACACTCTCAACGTAATTATACCATTATCTTTTAGTCTTTTGATAAAGTAACCAGGTGTTTTGAGTTTATTTTTGTCTTGGAATGTTAGCTGTTGCATATTATTGTGTAAGTGATGATAAGATATATCTTAATTTAAGGTTGTCTTGGGTAATATCAAATATTAAAACACCAAACTTGTTATTCACAGATACTTTTACATTTTCAGCGTTAATAAGTTTAAAATTATCAAAACTAACCGGTAGAATTTTTAATTCATCACCTTGACAATTTTTACCAACAGTCAATTGAAACGAGTCAGTATTATGTCTTGCTTTATCAGTTAACTCACACTTAACCACACCATCTTCCTGATAAAAATAAATCTTATTTGTTTCAGTTGTAAATGTAGATGCTTTGTTAATTTTTGCAAAATCATCTTTTGTTAGTTCAAAAGAGAAAGATGTTTCAAATCCATTTATCTTTTCAGGTTTAATAGGAGGTGGTACAAGAAAATCATCTTCAAATAAATGATATTTGAATTTAATTGCAGGTGACTTATACTCTAAATAGTTTGGACCAACATTTAAGTTAAAATCATCTGATTCAATGCAATCAAGTACTCGGTTCAGCTTTTTTAAATCGGGTATATTTAAAGATCTTTCGAATTCATTCGAAAGGTTTAGTATAGAGTACAGGATCAGGGTGTTGTCCGTCGACGTTACTATTGTTGACACCTGTTCCTTCTCCACCTTCATGATGCACTGGTCGTTTATCTTCGAGATTGAGTTTAGAAATTTTTCGATTTGATTTTTTTTGAACTTTAATGTCATATGCTGTGAATATTTCAACTAACTTACCAAGGTTTGATTCTATACCTTTTAATGTGGTCACCAATTCATTAGAATCAACTAAGTTTACCTGACCACTTTGTTGTTGTGGTGGTGGCATAACATAAGGTAAATTAACCGCATTATCTGGAGGAGGTGGAGGTGGTAAAAATTGAGGTTGAGGAGGAGGGAGTTGAGGACCTCTCAACTCCCTCTCAAACAAGTTCTTTATATGGTTACTAGTAGGCTGTAAATTAGTTGAACTACCAACTAAATTTTGATCTAGTTTTTTTGATTCACCATAAACGGTACCTAACAGCCCTAATAAAGCGTTACGTTGTTCGATCTCCTGGTTCATATTTACAGCTGGCTCAAGATATCATCAATACTAGCGTCATTATTTGTAGAAACACCACCATGAACAGCTTTTGCACCGCTCAATTCTGCAATTGCTTCATCTGCAGCTGGAAGAGATGTAACAGCTGGTTTTGCAACCTCGTCAACATTTTTGCAATAGAAATGCTCATCAAGCATTTGTTTAAGTTCGTCTGCAGACTTAAGTCTAAATACATTTTCAAGATCGAAAACGCTTTCGTAGATCTCTTTTTGTTTTTCAGCTGACAAACCTAAATCACGACCAACGGTTGTAAACCTACTAGAAGTATAAACTGGATAATCACCTTGCTTTTCAACCTTAATCTTGAAACTAATACCTTCTTTACCAAGATCAAAAATACGAGGACCATATTCTTCAGAATCTTCACCACTAATAGCGCTATTAATAATAGTATTCAATTGCTTACCATAACGATGGATTTTATTCTTGCCATTATTTTCTGGATTGGTAGGATCATCAACAACATAGATGTTTACCATCCATTGTTCTGAACGACGAATGATCTTCATACGTTCTTTTTCTTCTTCTGTACCGGTACGCATAACACGGTAACGTTCTTCTGCAATTGGATCACGTTCACCAAAAGTAGTTGGTGAAATTGCACTCACATATTTGCCTGTTGCAAGAGAGTTCCAACCATGACTGTAATAATGGAAGAATGTCTTCTTGGGGTCTTTAACATTTGGTAGTAACCTTACAGTATAGGTATGACCTGGTTTAAGTTGAAGAATATCACCGAGACCGTTATTTGACTTGGTTTCAGTTGTTAATGCTTGTTTAATCGATTCGAACATTGATAGATTGAATGTACTCATAGTATGATATTATAATGGATTAGGTTTAGTTAAAATCAACAATTTTGTTTGTATTATTTCAAGTGCTTTTCTGATTGTATGTTTGAGTTTAGTGGATGTGGTGTATTTGGTTCGTGTTTTATAGTATATGTCATAAAAATCTTTGCAATAAAAATCTAATAGTTCTGGTTCGATTCGTTTAATATGTTGTTCAATGGATAAGCCGTGTAATATATAAAAATTGATTTTGTGTTCTTTTAAATGTACGAGAAAGATAGGTATCGATGTATTATTTAGTTCTTTATATTCATTCAATGTAAGATTTTGTTCAGCACAAAACGTGTATATATTTTTTAATCCTGCTTTACAATCATTAATACACCCTTCACTATCTGCGTCTTGAGTTTCTTTTTGTCTCAAATATTGGGTATATGCAATTATTGCTTTTCGGGTATTATAAAAACTTAAATCAAAGTATTCATCCTTTGAGTAAACCTCATATGGTGCCCAAAAATAATCATTTAAAGAAATGTTTTTGTTATTTTTAAAAAATGAACCTAGCTTTTTAAGTGCTATATAAATTTCGTCATCTAGTTTAGAAAAATCTTGACGTAATTTAAATGGTTTGTTTTTAGATTTTTTCGATGCTACTAAAAATGTGTTGTATATATTTTTCTCTTCTTGTGTTATGTCATTTTTTGAGAGAATTGATATATTTTGTGACATATTTCGATTTTGTAATAGTATTATCGTAGTCGATAAACATTTTCACGATTTCATAATCTGAATCTGCATCTAACAACTGTTTTAATATAGCTTTAAACTTTGGGTCTTTCAACACTAAAAGAAAAATATTTTGAAAAGATAACTTTTTACCGATTAATAAAGTACAAAAAGTACAAAATGAAAGAAGCGTATGCTCAGTTTCATCTTCGATTATTGCACTGGATGGCATTATTGGGTTAACGTTTAATATCATAAGGGTGTGAAGTGTTTTGTTAAGCCTAAAAATTCATTTGTAAGTTTGAACACTTTGCCAGTATTTTTACCGAAAATCTTTTTAACTACATCATTATAATCAATTGATGATGTTTCATTTTTGTAAACCGTTACTTCTTTATTTTTTATATTAACAACAAAGATGATATCGCAATTAAATTTTTTAAAAAGAAGGGTTAAAAACTCAATAGGGGTGGTAGTTGTATCAAAAAAGCTAATAAAATATGCCTTATTAGTTTTAAGATTAAAGAATTGTGTTGATGTAAATTTTTCTTTTAAAAAATTCGCAAAATATTGATTCACCCATATATTTAGAGCTGTTGATGAATAATCAACTTGCGAATAATGAAAGATTACTCAATGATTGACTATCCAATCCTACATTATTGCTACTATCTGCCTCTGTAATAGTTAAAGTTGAGTAGTCAATTTTCATAGCAGTTGAGGTATCACGTGCTCCAAATCGATTTTTCATCATACCCATACGAATAATTTCAAGTTCACGATCTTCATCGTTTTGAAAGATAGATACAATGACGTCAGCTGTAGCTGCTAACCCGATTGATTCACTAATTGTATTAAGATCTGGGTTAGATATATCAAACCCAGAACGATTTAACTGAGTTGCACTAATAACTGGGCAATTGAATATATAAGACATTGCACGAACTTGCTCAGTGATATGTTTAATACGTTCATAACTGTTGTTACCAATAGGTGAATGTAGTAGATTCAAATAGTCTAACACGATTGCATCAATTTTTAACCCCTTATCTTCAATCTTTTTAATGAAAGCTTGAATTTGTCTTGGTGTCATCGTTGCTGGAGGAAATTCTTTAATGAGAATTTTACCTTTTGGTGTCTTTTTCTTTATTTCAGTTATTGCATCTTTGAGTGCTTTCGTTTCTAGATGCAATGTTTTCATTGGAATCTTACTCACATTAGTACAAATACGTTTTGCATACAAGATTTCAGGCATTTCTAAGGTAATCAATAGCACCGTCTTACCTTGATTAGCTATATTTGCAGCAATATTACCTAAGAATATAGATTTACCAATGTTTGTCTCGCCTGCAAACACATATAAAGCTCTACCATCACGTTGAAACCCACCCCCGATATAGTCATCTAACCATGGCCACGTACTTGGGATGGTTTCTTGCACAGATAAAATTTCTTTAATAACAGTTTCAATCTGATCATATAGGTCTAAACCCATGTCAGTTTGTAAAGATATGTTGCAACTCTTTTCAAATTTATCTAATATAACTGACGTATCTGCATTACCTTTTGAAACCTCAGCAGCAATCTCTAATAGCGTATTAAAAACTGCCTTTTCTTTAAGAAACTGCTCAGTATTAACATACAAATCATCATTATTGTATGATGTATCAAGAGTTTTAAACATGATTAACACGTTTTTAAACGATTCCTTGATAGATTCATCAGTACAAAACTGTTTAATTTCAGTTAAATTAGGTAATTCATTGCGATTATTGTAAAAATCTTTAATAATACCAAAGATTTGCTTGTTATCTTTGTTCTTGAAGTATATATCCCTAGTAAAATCAATGACACTAGTAAGATAAGTCTTATCTGTACAACATTTATACAGAAAAATATTTTCGAAAAAGTCTAAGTCGAGTTTCAACATTAACTTATAATATGATATGTTGGTGTAATATCAAGAAATAAGTTGAAAAGTTATAGTCCTGCTGGTATTATATAAATACAAATATGTATAACAGACGCGAAATATTAAAAATCGGTACAGCTGGGTGCATTTCACTACCTCAACTGTTAAAAGCTGAGCAAGAAACACAGCCAAAAGCTAATGCCGTTGTGCAAATTTACTTGCCAGGTGGAATGGCTCATCAAGAATCGTGGGATTACAAGATGAATGGCTCACCTGAATATAGAGGACCATTTAGTGGTATCAAAACCAAAATTGATGGTGTATATTTTGGTGAACTTCTTAAGGAAACTGCTAAGATTGCTGATAATCTTACTGTAATTCGCTCTGTTACACATGGTGAAGCTGCTCATGAAAGAGGAACTCATAATATGTTGACAGGTTATAAACCAT